AAGATTCGGCTCCGCTCTGAAAGTTTTCTCTTGAATGCATTCAACTGAATGGAGTTTGGCGGTGATTCGGACAGCATGAGCACCATTGAGCGCGGGGCGGAGCTGTTCGCATATGAACAGCGTGGGCGAACGCTGAAACCGCAACAGCTCGAGGTCGGCGCCGCGCTCGATGAGCTGGCGAGCATGACAGCGATCACGATGTCACGCCGTACAGCTAAGACAGAGTCTGTGCTGCTGTGGCTGTTCGCGCTCATGGACTCGACTGAGGGCCTGCGCATCGCGTTCACCATGGCGACGACCCGCGAGGCCGCGCGCGCCAAGTTCATGAGCGACATTCTGCCCATCATGGAGGACTTCGCAGAGTTGCGCGGTGATGTGCATCTGCTCAAGGGCGCGGGCTATGAGCGGATCGAGTTCAACCGTTCTGTGTTCCAGGTCGTGGCGCCGAACGATAAGGCGTTCCGCTCGAAAGAGTTCGACATCATCGTGATCGATGAGGCGGGCGCGGCTCCGCCTGAGTTCAAGGATGATGTGCTGCCGGCAGCGCTGCCGACGCTCGACACAAGCTCTATCGGCATGGTGATCGTGATGGGCACGGCGGGTGAGTACCGCGCCGGCAACCTGCTCTGGGATGCACTGCACGATCCTGATGCATCCGTGGTGGATCACAGCGGCGGCGATGACGTGGACGTGGACCGTCTCAGCGACTGGGACTATGCGGCTGCCATGCTCGAGCAGCACCATGTGGGCCTGGCCTCTGAGCTGACCACGCTGCCACGGCTCAAGCGCAACTGGAGCTTGCTGACTCCTGAGCGGTTCGCTCGAGAGTACCTGGGCGTGTGGGGCACGGCGGGCGGCGAGGGCGGCGAGTTCTCTGCGGATCAGTGGGCGGCACTGTGGCTCCCTGGGGAGCTGCCGGACCCGCCACGGCGGTTCGCGCTCGGGGTCGCCGCCAGCGATGACGCTGCTGCTATCGTGGCAGCATGGAGGGACAGTGATGGGTCTGCAAGGCTTCTGCTCATTGACAGCAGGCAGGGCCGTACTTGGCTGCCAGGTACGGCGCGTGACATCGCCAAACGGTATCGAGTACCTGTTGTGCTCGACCCACGGAGCAGCCAAACCCTTGCCGATGTCAAGCAGCGGCTCGAGCAGCTACGACCCGCTCCGAGATTGGCCGTCCAGGATTACGAGGACGTAGGCGCCGCGCATGAGCGCATCGTGCGCGAGATCGATGAGGGCAACGTGCGGCACTGGGGACAGCAGCCGCTGACGGATGCGTTCCTGGCGGTGCGCCGTCAGCAGATGGGCGCTAAGTGGAAGTTTGGCAGGATCACGGAGGGCGCGGACATCACGCCGGCGCAGGCGGCGACCCTGGCTCTGCGCTACTTCGATGCTCAGCCGCGCGCGGTGCGTGGCACGGTTGAGGCTATTGCGGTGTGAGCGAGCAGCATCCATTCACGCGCATAGATCCCAAACTGGGAGGCGCTACCTTTACGCACGCTGAGCTGGACGCGCTCATGAAGAGACTTCGCGCGATTGGCTCGCCATATGACTACATCGCTCTGTGTGTTGAGAGCGAGAACAGACCACGCTGCGACTGAGATAGGGCCGCTCCCAACGACAAGAGCGGCCCACGGATCGACCGTATCAGATGCATGCAGGTGAATGCATCGTGGGCTAGAATGCGAGCATGGGTTTCCTTGCGAACGTAGCGACTCTCGCACGCATCGCTGATTCGCCTGTGTTCAACGGCACGCCGAACTACAGCACCGGCATCAAGTCTCCCTGGGCTGGCGACCTGAGCGGCAAACTCATCCCGGATGACTGGCTGGAGCTGTTCGGCAGCGAGTACGACTGGATGACGCGCGGCTACGCGATGACGCTCCCGGGCGTATTCCGCGCCCGCGCGATCCTGCTGACGCTCATCGCTGACAAGCCGCTGACCGCGTGGAGGGGGGCTGATCTTCTACCCGTCGAGGATCAGCCCTCTTTCCTGTACCGCACTCCTGGCATCCTGGGACCGTGGGAGCGGATGCGCCGCACCATCGATGACATGATCTTCTACCCGTACAGCCTGTGGCTGACGGAGCGCGGCGCGGAGTCTGCCGGACGCCGGCCTATCCTGAACGCGGTGCACTGCCCGTACGAGTCGTGGCGCATCAATGTCGCAGGGCAGATCGAGATTGTGAATCAGGACGGCGGCTGGGACGTCGCCTCTGAGGATGAAGTGATCCTCTTCCCCTCGCCCTCTGAAGGGCTGCTCGCCTACGCGGGCCGCACCCTGCGCGGCTCCGCTGCCATTGAGCAGGCATGGGTTGCGCGTGCGAAGAACCCTTCCCCCATCACTGAGATTCACATCACTGACGACACGCAGCTGAACGACGAAGAGACGCTACAGGTGCAGACGGATTTCGTGACCGGCCGGCGCGCGGAGAACGGCAGCGTTATCGTCACTCCCTCTAACGTCGAGATTATCGAGCGCGGCGCGACCGGCTCTGATTCGGCGCTCTACATCGAGGGGCGCAACGCTTCACGGCTGGACATCGCGGCGTTCTTCAACCTGCCGGGCGCGATCCTGGACGCGACTACGGCTCAGGCGTCGCTGACCTACGTCACTCAGGAGGGCACGCGCACGAGTGTCTACGACCTGACGCTCCCCTACTGGATTCGCCCGATTGAGGCGCGGCTCTCTCAGGATGACATCGTGCCGCGCGGTCAGTCGGTGCGCCTTGACTTCTCATCGTGGGCCGAGACCGCCCCACAGCCGGTAACGGAGGACTGATGGATACCGTCAACATTGAGGGCGGCATGGTATTCGCTGACCTCCAGGAGCGCACCATCACCGGGCGCCTCATCCCGTTCAACGAAGAGGGTCGGACGAATGTCGGGCGCTTCATGGTCGAGGCGGGATCGGTCGATATCTCAGAGGCTGAGCTTGACCCTTCCATCGTCGGCCTGAACCTGGATCACAACCCTTCCGCTACGGTCGGACGCGCGTCTCGTGTCTGGCAGCAGGAGGACGGCATTTACGCTTCCTGGACTATCGCCCGTACCCCGCGTGGTGACGCGGCGCTCGCGGATGCCGTTTCCCCCAGCGGGGAGCGTCGGCGCCTGTCTGGCGAGTTCGGACCCGCTGTCATTCGTGACGGCAAGCTGGTGCCAGGGCACGCGATGGTATGGGGCTCCGCACTGGTGCCTCAGGGTGCGTTCCCTGGCGCTATGGTCCTCGCGGCTGACACCCCCGACGAGGACGACGAAGAGACTCCGGTTGACGAAGAGCAGCCGGCAGCAGAGGCCGAAACCCCGGCACCCGAAGAGGAAGTAGACGAAGTGGAAACCGAACTCGAAACCGGGGCAGAGCAGGCCCGCCCCGCAACCGTTCCCGACAAGCACGTGCAGGCAGCGCAGGTCAAGGAGCCTGAGCTGACCTTCCGCGATGTCGTCAAGGCGATCGCAGACGTGAAGGCGAACCCCGCGAGCAACAGCCGCCAGGTGCTTGCCGCGCTGACGGACATCACGTTCAGCGGCGCCAACAGCCTGCCCCTGGGCGGCTCGCCCATCCAGCCGCAGTGGCTTGGGCAGCTGTATGACGGCATCCCGTACAACCGCGAGTACATCACTCTCGGAAAGCTCGGCACCAGCATCAGCGCGGCAGGCAAGAAGGGTTTCCGCGTCAACCGTGGAACCTCTGGCACGCCGATCACGTCGCCGGCAGGCATCCCGAACGGTGGAACCTGGCAGGGCAACAAGACCGAGATCAACAGCTACAACGGCTGGACCGAGACGGCATCGAGCACCCTTCGCAAGTTCGCTGTCGGTCACGACATCGCGCGCGAGTTCTTCGATCTGCCGGGCGGCGAACCTGTCGTCGAGGCGTTCCTCAAGCTGGTCATCGAGGACTACCTCTACTGGTCCGACACCAATGCGCTGTACGACATCCAGTACAACGCACAGGCTCCGGTGGCTGCCGCGACGTATCCCTCTGGCTACCCTGCTGCGCTCGGGATGCTCATCCAGGGCATCCTCGCTGTCAAGGCACGCAAGACGGACGGGCGCCGCGATGTGCCTGACTTCGCAATCGTCAACGACCTGGCCTACGCAGAGCTGATCTACGCGGCTGGCGGAGAGACGGCGCTCCCGGCATTCGTCAACCTCGCGATCAGCACCAACAGCGCCGGCACGGTGGACGGTAACGTGCAGGTGGTGCAGGGTGACACCGGCATCCAGGCCACGAAGAGCGTCATCGTGGGTGCGTCGAGCTCCATCGAGTTCGATGAGCTGAGCGGTGGACCTGTCATCGTTAACGCGCTTGACATCGCGCTCGGCGGTGTGGATCGGGCTGTGCACGGCTACTTGCAGACGTTCGTGAACCGTCCTGAGGCGCTGGTGCGCGTCGGTACGGCTGACACGTTCGCTCAGTCCACCGCATACGGCGCTGGCCGCATCCTGGTCTACTCGGGCACGACCTACGTGGTTTCCACGGCAGGCACCACGGCGGCGTCGAACCCGACTCCGCCTGCAGTCGGCGCGACCGTCACGAGCGGCACTGCCGTTCTGACGCGCATCGCGTAGAGCTGAAAGGCGATAGGCCAGCATGGCTGAATGGCACACGGTAGCATCCGCCCGCGATCAGTGGGTGGATGCTCCGACCGATGACGGCGAGGACGAGGACGCGAGTCTGACCGAGCTGCTTGAGGCTGCCAAAGCTGCTGTGCTGGCCTACGCACCATCCCTAGGTGAGCTGACCATCGTGGACGGCGTTATCACCTACGGACAGCCTGTTGTGGATGAGGACGGCTACATCGTGAACGGGACGCTGGAGAGCATCCCCACCACGTACCGCATCGCTCAGCTTCGGGAGGCTCGCAACCAGTGGAACGACAGCCGGCAGCGCTCCGGGTACATGGACAACAACGGGGAGATTCAGTCGATGTTTCTCCCGTGGCATGGCATCGTTCGCCCTAAGCAGGGTAAGCCGGTGATCGTGTGAGCAGCCGTGATAGCCTCATCGCTCACCTTGAGCCGATCCTTGCCGGCACGGCTGGCCTCGAAGACGTGCGCCTCATCAAGTCAGTGCGCAACATCGGCGCGCTGTCTCAGCCAACCCTCATCATCAAGACCGATGCTTTCGAGCTGAATGCGCAGGCGCCGCGCTCTGCGGCTATCGGTGTGTTCACGCTGGTGCTGGTATCGCCGCACACGGACATCGACAAGGCAGAGGATCAGCTTGACGACCTGCTCGAAATGCTGCTGCCCACTCTGCTCGGCTCGGCAATCGTGTGGAGCCGTGCAGAGCAGACAGCGTTCGATGACACGCACCTTTCATACGACATCGCAGTAACAGCCCTTCTGAGTCAGGAGTAAGTCATGGCATTCCAGCCTTTCATCATGGGGACATCGGTCCTCACTATCGCCGCGACCGCGTATCAGGTCGAGGTCAGTTCGGCGGTGTTCACACCTTCCAGCTCGACCATCACCTGGACGAGCATCGCGGGCGCTACGCACAGCTTCGCTCCGCCGGCGACCTGGGTGCTCGACCTCCAGCTCGCGCAGGACTGGGCAGAGGCATCGAGCCTGTCGCGCTACCTTCACGACAATGAGGGCGACATCGTGGCGGCTGTGCTGACTCCGGTCGGCGGTGGACCTACCGCTACGGCAAACATCACGCTCACCCCTGGCGCCATCGGTGGAGACACTACGGCTGTCGCGGGCGCTACCGTGTCGCTGGGTTCGACCAAGCCGGTCCTCTCCGCCGGGACCTGATCCCATGCCGGTCGTGAGGTCGGCTGACTGGGACGCGGCAGTATCGGCCATGAAGGGCATCGATAGGTCGTTCGCGTCTGCGATCAAGAAGTACATCAAGGCCATGGCAGAGCCTGAGACTCAGAAGGCTGTGCGTAGTCGGGCGAGGACGAAGCTACAGCGGCGTGTGCTGGGAGATACGGCAACCGCGACCGTGGCTAACTCCAGCGTCACGATGAAGGCGGGGAGCAGGGGCGGGCCGCTGTCGGGGGGACTCAGCATGAGTCAGGCAGCGGCTCCGACCGACTTTGGATCGATCAAGTACAAGCAGTTCGGACCGCGCTCGCGGACTGGCAAGGCGTTCTATCCTGCCGCTAAGTCAATGGTCCCGCGCATCATGTCCATGTTTTCGCAGACTGTCATCAAGACCGTCGCGCTCGCAATGACTGGGAAAAAGGCAGGCTAATGGCTCTGACATTCAAGGTCAACGGCGACGCATCCGGGGCTATCGCTGACCTGAAGAAACTCGGCTATGAGGTCGAGGTCGTCGGCAAAGAGCTTGACAAGGTGGGTGACAAGGGCAAGAAAGCAGGGAAGGACGTAGGCTCCGGGTTCAAGGAGGCTGGCAAGGAAGCAGGGCAGAGCGGGCGCGAGGCGGCTGCGAGCTTCTCTGGTGGCTTCGATGATGTAGCCGACTTCGCACAGGAGACTATAGCTAACGCTTTCGGCGGGTTCGGTCCTGCTGCGGCGGCGGCTGGTATTGCTGTAGCTGCCGTGATCGGCTCGATTCTGTCTCAGGCCGCATCGGCGCAGGAAGCGCTCAATGAGGCACGCGCGTCTGCGGGTGACCTGGCGAAAGAGCTGTACGAGAACAAGGGAGAGCTGCCGCTACAGTCTCAGGTGGATCGGCTGTTCGATACGCTCTCGAAAGAGATACGTCCGAACGGGCCGATTCAGAAGCTCATCGATGACTATGTGGACTTCGGCTCTGCGCTTGACGGCATCGGGATAGCGGCGAAGCAGATCGGGCGACCGCTCGATGACCTGAAAGACGCGCTGAGTGGTAACGACCTGGACGAGTCGAAGCGACTTCTGAAAGAGGTCAACGACGAGATCAAGCGATTGGAGAACACCGGCACGTCGCTGGTCTGGGACCGCGCTCCGCTCGAGGACTACCGCACATCGTTGCAGAAGATCGTTGAAGAGTACCGGATCGCTGAGGGCTTGAACACGCCAGAGGTTATGGCGGCGAAGCGCGTTGACGAGCTGGCTACCGCGTGGGACAACGCACGTGCGAAGCTGAGCGACTACCTCTCAGCGGGCGACACGGGTGCAGAACAGGTTTTCGACCTGAGTGGCTACATCACTGACCTGGAGACTCAGGTAGCGCAGGCGGCTGAGCTGAAACAGGATCTGGTGACGCTGCCGCCCGGTGTCCGCGCGGCAGCTGAGGAGGCTTGGCGCGAGGGTGGCGCTGGCGCGGCTGACGCTTTCGTGGACGCCTACCAGAATGCAGACGCTGAGACGCGCGCACGGCTTGAGGCTATCGTCGGGACTCAGGGCACAGCGGCAGGAGCGGCAGCCGCTAACGCTTTCATCACACAGGCGGAACTGCTGGCGAGTGGATGGAAGCCGCCCCAGGTCAATATCCCCGTGGGCATCTATGACGTGACTAACGCTGAAGGGTTCCGCCAGTCTGTCGCTAACAGGCTGGGTACGATCACTGTCCCGGTTCAGCTGGGGCCTGGCTGGGGGAGTCCTCTCGGATGAGCTTCACAAGAGTGACCGGCAGCGTCGCATTGAGTCCGACGCCGGTAGCGGTGTTCGGCCCGCTCGAGGTAGAGCGAGCCGTGCGTAACGTGGCGCAGGATCTGCTACACAGCGCCACTACGCGCTCGACGTTCGTGGCCACGTCCAACCGGAACGGCACATGGCGGCTGCTGTATGCGAGCCACGCCAACGCAAAGACGGCTATGGATTTCTTCGCGGTGGCATCGTTCTACACCTATGACGTGTCCGACGCTTCACTCGATACACGGTTCATCGTCATCGGCAACCTGAGCATCACGCAGAACGACCCCATGTGGGAGCTTGCCGTGCCGTTCAAGGAAATCCCCGCATGACAACCGCATCCCCTGAGGCTGTCAAGTATGTGTACTACGCGCGCATCGGTAGCACTGACCTGCCCGTTACCAACATCATCGCCAGCATGGACCGCGACCGCATGGCATACACAGCCGCGACGATTGAGTGCGACTGGATCGATGATGCCACGTTCGCCGCGCTCGACCCGCGCGGCAGTGGCACGCACGTTGAGTGGAACGTGGAGCAGCAGAACGAATCCGGGACGCGCATCGGCCAACTGCCTAACGTGCTGCTCAGCGGGACGCCGGTCAAGGCATCCATGTGGGTGCGCGATGTCACGCGCAACCCGCTCAGGGGCACGGCGCGCATCATGCTAGCCGGCGGCGAGTCGCTGCTCCAGGATAAGAAACTCCTGGAGATAGTCCCGTTCGACACGGGCGCCGAGGATCTGCAAGAGCTGATCTGGTGGAACCTGGATAATGTGTTCGGTTCCTACGACATCACGTTCGACGGCATCTATGCGGCGACCGAGTTGCCTGCCGGCAGGCGCCGTGAGATGGACCCCGGACAGGATCACCTGTCGTTCATGCAGACCGAGTTTGACAGCATCAACGGGCGGCTCTGTGATGACTGGGGCATCGAGTGGTTCGCCCGTGAGCGCGATGACACTGACGGCACGGTGGACCTGAGCACGTACATCCTCACCGGATCCGATCACATCGTCTATGACTATGAGGAGCACATCGGGCGCGATGGCGAGTGGTATGACGGCGCGCTGATCGCTTATGACGACACCGATGCGGGCGGCTCGCTGGTGCATGAGCGCTCCACCCTGGGCGGAGTCGCCGGCGCGAACAACAGAGGGTTCAATCGCACCGAGCGCCGGCCAGCTCCTGACGGCAACGGTGCCGAAGAGCTGGCGAAGCGGATGCGGAAGCGTGGCTATGACATCACGATCACCGCTCGAGCGCGCTTCGACTTCGACGCGCAGTGGATCATCGATCTGAACATGCCGGGGCCTGTCACCAAGACTGCCAACATTCGCTCCATCACCTGGAACATCGCGGAGAGTAGCATGGTGATACGGGCACAGTCAGGAACAGAGCTATGAGCGGCAGCGACATCGTAGGGTTCTATGACGGTAACGGCGATCTGCACTTCACCCGCCGTGCCATGTATGACGCATGGGTGCACGCGGGGCGCCCGCCGATCAACTCCAGCGGCAGGCTCAAGTGGATGCAGCAGGCGGCATGGGTGGCGTATCAGAACGGCACCGGCTCACCCGCGGATGATCCGAGCCGCCCGGACTTGTTCCCTCTGGCGCATGTCCGGTTCGCGGCGCTCGACATTGATCCGACCCCGTATATCGTCGCGCGCATGCGTGAGGCTGGGTGCGAGCGGCCATACGACTATGAGCCGTGGCACTGGCAGCTGCTCAACGTTCGCGCGTACCCCATCGTAGACAGCGTTCCCGCATCTGCGATTGCTAACGTTATTCCGTATCCCGGTACCGAACCGATAACAGAGGAGCAGTTCATGGCTGGCCCCGTATTCCTGGACGCAGGCCCCGGCAAGGGCTGGGCTGTCTTCGACGTAGCAAGCGGCAAGTTCGTTCCACGCGACCCCGAAGAGGCTGGCGTAGCTAACAAGCTGTTTCCCGGCCCCGATGTCACTGAGCGCGAATACCAGGTGGCGGCGAACCTCTTCGCTCGACTGCATGAGAACTACTGTGCGCTGCATGGCCTGACGCCTGTTCCGACACCGGAGCCTGTCGATCCCCCAAAAGCGTAGGCCCGCTGACTCTCGACATTTCGAGGAATCAGAACAACGGGCACGCATTCAGCATCGCAGAGTTCGAGGCGTTCAAGGATGCCGGCGTGGGCAGCGCCGTCGTCAAGCTCGGCGGCTCCAACAACTCCGACTATCCGCTCTACACCGAGACTGTGCACCAGGCGAACGCGCGGGCGGCTGGCCTGCTGGTGCATCACTACTGGGCTAACGGGCAGGTAGGCACACCTGAGCAGATCGCAGAGGCTATCGTGCGCACGGGCCAGGTGCTGCCGGGCGAGAAGATCGCGCTGGACATCGAGTCATGGCCCAATGAGGCTCGCGAGTGGAATCCGACCGAGGCGGCCACGGTCGCGGATGCGTTGCATGATCGCGGCATCCCGTACTCCGATATCCCTGTGTACCTCTCTCAGGCGCTCTTGCGTAAGTACGACTGGGCGCCTGTCGTCGAGCGTGGCATGCCGCTGTGGCTCGCCGCATGGGACGAAGGGCCCGCGCTTGTCGAGGACTTCGATGATGTGTGGCTGCGGCAGTACACGTCATCGAGCAACGCAGAGCTGCGGAAGCTGTACCCCGGCGACCTGGACTTGAACCGTGCACCCGATGACGTGTGGACAGTGAAGCAGCTGCAGACCGCTCTGGGCGTTGAGGCTGACGGTGATTACGGTCCGATAACGACTGCCGCTGTAAGGAATCACCAGGCGGCGAACGGCCTCTATGTAGACGGCATTGCCGGTCCGCTCACCCTCGCCACACTTCGGAAGGGTGGCGCATGAGTGCACACGGAACAGAGGTCTCATTGGACACCGACACGCAGATAGCGGTGATTGCGCGAGATATCACCTACATCACGCAGTCACTGGAACGGATCGAGCGCGCGCAGGCGGGCTACGTTTCGCGCAGTGAGTGGGATGCGCGCCTCATCTATGTCGATAAGAACATGGTCGAGCTGGTATCGGGCATCAGTAAGGCGAGGGCTGACGCCCGCGCGCTGGTGGCAGAAGTCAAGGCAGAAGCGGCCAGCAGACGCGCGCCGTGGTGGACGATCGTGGCGGCGATCGCCGGTATTCTAGCAGTAGTGGCATACGTGTTTGACCTTGTGCCGCAGATCGTGAACTAGGGAGCAAGCATGGGCATCGCAACAGCGGCTAAGGCGTACATTGGGGCGGCTATCGCTGCTCTGGTCGCGGGCCTGTCGGTCACGTTCACCGCGCTGGAGGACGGCGGCATCAATCAGCAGGAGATGGTGAGCATTGCTATCGCTGTGCTGGTGAGCCTGGGCGCTGTGTTCGGCGGGGTCTACGCAACTCCGAACAAGCCGAAGGTGTAGGCCAGTGTCCTCCATCGAGTTCGAGATCCCGGATGGGTTCGGCATTCCGCTGGTAGACCTCGACACCGACCTGCTCCCACAGCCGACGATGGATGCGCTAGACGCGCTCTATGCGGGCGGCGGGGGCGGTGGTGCTGTCGATAGCGTCAACGGGCAGACGGGCGTGGTGGTGCTCGACGCTGACGACATCGCAGACGGCACGACCAACCACGCATTCACGGCAGCCGATGACACCAAGCTCGCCGGGATCGCACCAGCGGCGACGGCGAACAGTGCGGATGCGACCCTGCTCGCTCGCGAGAACCACACCGGCACGCAGCTCGCGGCGACGATCTCGGACTTCTCGACGGCGGCTGACGCGCGTGTGGTCGCCGGCATCACAGGCAAGGCGAACACTAGCCACACGCACGCGGCAAGCGACATAGCATCGGGCACGGTCGCTACGGCGCGGCTCGGCTCAGGCTCGGCATCCGGATCGACCTTCCTGCGCGGCGATCAGACGTGGGCGACTCCTGCCGGCGGCACCAACCTCAGCCCGATCCCCCGCGTTACAGGGCGCTATTACATCGGAGAGCTGGATGGAGCAGGGACGGATGACGGCGGAACGCTGACGAACGGAACCGCGTATATGGCGCCCTTCCGAGTGGGAGGCGGCGGGCAGTCATTCGACCGGATCGCCTGTGTCATCAGCACGGCGGGCGCCGCGTCATCTGTCGTTCGGCTGGGCATCTACGCATCTGACGCGAACGGGCTACCAGGGTCGTTGCACCTTGACGCCGGTACGACGGCGGCTGACGTGACAGGTGACAAGACCATAACCATATCGACCACCCTCTCAGATGGCTTGTACTGGTTGCTGATGGTGACGAATGATGCGAGCGGCACACTCCGCGTGCGTAAGACCGCTGGCGGTGTGCAGGCTTTCCATCAGTGGGTCTACGGCTCGGGTGGGCAGGGCGTCGATGACATGGGGCAAATGCTGCGCTCCACGGGCTGGACGGCAGGCAGCTCGCTTCCCGGTACGGCATCAATGACCGGCCTCACGTCACGGCAGCACGACTACCCGCTGGTCTGGATCAGGAAGGCGTGACAATGGCTATCAGAGATGTCTACGTTGATAACGTGCGCCGCGAGCGCTGGGATGACGTGGCGCGGCTGGTCACTGTCTACAACGCTTCGGGTGCGCAGACTTCACAGCGCGCCTACACAGCAGCAGAGATTGCGCGGGCGGATGCCGAGGCGGCGCGCGCATTGGCGACCGCGAACAAGGTCACCATTGAGTCACAGGTGGCGGCGGCGATCACGGCCAACAAGGCGTACGTGGCGCTGGCGAACCCGACGACCGCGCAGACCACAGCGCAGGTCAAGGCGCTGAGTCGCCAGGTCAATGGCGTGATGCGGCTGCTCACTGGACAGCTGGACGCTACCGACTGAGTC